GACCACTCCAGGCTGTTGCGCTGGATCACGTGCCCCGAGCCGCCGACGATAATCACGCCGTTGTCCTCGTCGGTGGTCGTCTTCCACATGGTGCAATCCTGGATGGTCACATTACGGCTGCCCGGCTTCAGGTCGACCGCTTCCCGCCCGCAGTTGTAGATGTCACAATCTTTGATGGTTCCGTAGCCGGTGCGGTCGCTGCCTGAGTTGGTGCCCAGGTAAGCGCCTTCCCCGTGCAGGTCGTACAACGTGCAATCTTCAATCGTCCAGGTTTGCGTGTCGTGGTTGAAGTAGATGGCCGCACCGGACGCGCCGCCGCCGGGGTCGCTCATGCCGTGGATGGTCAGGTTGCTGAGGGTGAAATTCTCCGCGCCGCGCAGCCAGACGGCCACCGCGGCACTGTCCTTCATCTCGATATTTTCAATCTTGAAGTAGGTAGCCGGGTCGCTCTCCAGACTATAGACGATGTTGACGCCGTTGTCGCTGGCGTCGAACACCGGGTCATCGCCGGTGTCATACGCGCCGAAGGTGATGAGGTTGCCGCTGCTGCCCGTCACGTTGCGCAGGTAGAGATTATCGTCGTAATCGGTGACGGTCCAGGTCTCCCCGCGCTTGAAATAGATGTTGTCGCCGGCGCTGAAGGTGCCGTTATCCAGCTCAGTGTTGACTTTTTCCAGCGTCTGCCAGGCGTGCCCCACCAGGCCCGTGTCTGCGTCGTTGCCGCCGGTGGCGTCTACGTAATAGTCGGCCATGCCTACCTATCCCCTCGCATACCCAAATAGCGGGCGTTGGCGTACAGTTGTACGCTGTGCAGGTTCCACGGCTCGCTTTTCCAATTGGGGGCAATGATGACATACTCGTCATTTGTGTCCCAGTCGTCGCCGGCCCCGCCAGCCAGTGAGCAATCGCTGATAGTCGTCGCCGTGACCGTGCTGCCCACCACGCCCACGCTGTCGTCGGTCACATTGTAGATGATCTGCCCCGCCTCCACGTTGGAAGTCAGGAAAGACGCGCCCGTGTCAGTCAGCGTGGTGGCGTTGTTGGCCCCGGTGTGCGTGCCGGTCACCACCGCCCGCGCGGTGAGGAACCACAGGCGCTGGTCGGCGTTGGCCTGGAGGATGGCCGGCTCGGGCGTGACGGGCAGGTAGATGCTGGTGATGAAATCACTGTCGGCCTCGCGCACCATGCTCCTGATGTCTACCTTGGGCAGGCCCACGCTGTCCACGTCCAACAGCTTGTCGTTGCTCACGCCGCTGTCGTCTTCGTAGGCATTGTCGGTAAAGTCGCCGGCCCACTCGTCGGTGGGTATCAGGATCAGGTCGTACAGGTTGACGACCAGAGTTGCTTCCGAGGACCAAATCTGCACCACCAGCGCCGCCTCGTCGCCCAGGTCGCTGGCCCCCAGCACGCCGCTGGCCGGGATGACCACCCGCCCGAAGTCGAGCAGTTGCCAGTCGTTGCAGTTGGGGAAGTTGAGCCAGTCGGTGGTCTTTTTGACGCCGCCCGAGCCGGTGCGCACCTGGAGGCGGATGCGCACGTCCTCCACGTCGTTGGTAAAGCTCTCCAGTTGCGCCCGCAGGAAAGCGTGATAGGTGCCGTAAAAGTCGCGGGCCACCGTCGGCCCCAGTGTGAAAGTACACTCGTCCGTCCAGGCTGACGAGCCGGTGGTGGTGTGCTCCATCGACCGGCCAGTGGGGTGGTCGATGTCGGCTACGTCGCTGGTATTGGCCCCGTCGGCGGCGGTGACGCCGTTGGGATTCTGTTCATCCGAGCAGTTCAGGTAAGCGATGAAATCCGCACCTCGCCCCAGGTTGCGCAGGCCAGCAATCACCCGGTTTTCGAGCAGATCCAACTCGTCAATGTCGCTGGCATAGGCGTCTTCATCGCTGCGATTGTGGAGCCGGAAGCGCAGCAAGGCCGGGACGTCGCCGCCCACCTGCCCGTCGTCGATGTCCACACACGGCCAGTTGACGGTGTATGGGTCCTGTCCGCCCTGCTGGGGGGCAGTTGGCGTGCCAGCCACGCCGCTGATGAGGGCCACGATGTGATACCCGGTCACGCCGTTGATGGTGATGGTCGTCCAGTCCGAGGGCGGCACGAAATTTAACACACCCACCCCGCGCCGCACGAAGTCATCGGTCCCATCCTCTATATTGAGCGCCGTCCAGTTGGCGCCGGGCGGGGGGAAAGCGGCCGCGCCGCTGGGGTAGTACCAGGTGACAGTATATGTCCCACTGGCGATGATAGACAGATCGAAAACCACCACGCAAAACGGGCCGCCGTTCGCCAGGCCGCTGTCGATGGTCACAATCAAGGCGTCGTCGTCAACCAGCGGATCAGGGAATAGCGCATAAGGGAAAGTCGCCGCCGGGAAGCGCTCGGTGTAGGACGGCCCGCTGGCGTCGAACACCTGGACGTTGGTCAATTGCGCCAGGTTGGCCTTGTTGGCAATTATTACGTCGTCGGCGCACGTCGCCGCCTGGCCAACGGTGACGGTATCCCCGTTCTGGTAGATATTGCCCGCCGCCGGCGCGGCCACGCCCTGCCCGACGTAGATGCGGCCATTATAGGAGTAATAGGCCATCGGCGTACCGCTTGAGGGAATTGTGCCCTCTGCGGTCCAGGAGTATCCGCCGTCCCGACTAACGTAGATATCGGCCCCTTCTACGCCGTATAGCCACCCGTTGATGGCATCATACGTCAGCCCGGCCAGCGCGTCGCCGGCGTTGCCCAGTAATGTCCAGGTGGTACCGTCAGCGCTGCGCCATACGTGGTAGGGAGCGGCGTAGACAATCGCATACGCATAGCCGTCCCCGGGCGTGATGAGTTTAATGCTGGTCGGGGCCGGCTCGGAGCCACTGACGGCATACTCGTTGACCAGCTCTACCACCGGGGACCAGTTGGTCCCGTCGGTGCTATAGGCCACTTTGCCCACGTCACTGTTGTAAGTCTCGGCCACCAGCGTATCGGCGATGCGAATGATGTCGTGCAGCGCTGATGTCCCGTTGCCTGCGATTACGGTCGTCCAGTTGACGCCGCCATCACTGCTGCGCTTGATGTCCCCGCTGCCATTGTTACCCTCTGTGGCGTACAGGTAAGCGCCCAGCTCGACCAACCCGGCATTATACCCACCGTCAACCGACATTTCCGCCGCATTGCAACGCTGCGTCCAGGTCACCCCATCGTCGGCACTGCGCCAAATACCGTTATCGGCGCCGGCATATAGATAGCCGTCGCTGGCCTCCAGTATAGCGCAGATGGTGCCCGGCGCGACAATAGGCGTGATCTGGTTCCAATTCTCGCCGTCGGTGCTGCGCCAGAAGTTGTCCGTCTCGCCGGCCAGCAGTGTGCCCGTGGAAGGCACTTCATATAAAGAGCGCACCCACTCGGCCGGCTGGTTGGTGTTCAGCACCCAGCCTTCATAGTCCCACGTCTGCTGCCCGCTGGCCTGGACACATGTGCTATCCCCCGGCACGTCGGCCAGCCACAGGCTGTGCTCCAGGCCCAGGGTGAAATCGTCCATCGCCGCCAGCCGGCTGGCGTTGAAGAACGGCGCGGCGTAGGGGTTGTCGAGTTGGGGGATGGTGTAATCGAAAATCAGCGCATAGCTGGCGTTGTCCTCGCACGACGCCCGACGCTTGAGGTACACCGGGTCCGTTTGCCAGTCGGTGGCGGTGAACGAGCGCGCTTTTTCCAGCAGGCGCAACAGGTCCTGGATGCGCTGGATGGTCTCATTTTGCCCCACGCCGTTGACGGCCAGGCTGAGCGAGTCGGTCACGTTGCCAAATCGCTTGTCGACCAGCCGCCGCCCGGTCGCCAGCGGGCTGTCCTGCCAGGCCCCGCCGCCTTTGAGCGCGGCAATGGCCGGGTTCCAGTCGGCCAGGTGAAAGCCGGGACGATTGCCTTGTAGTAAATTGACCGTCGTGGTCCCATCACTGACTTCCAACACGGCCCACCGCTCACGAATTGCCACTAGCTGCCTCCCAACGCCGCCGACACTTCACGGCGCACGAACTGCCCGAACATAGCCATATCCATATCGCTGGAAATAGTCACCGGGCCGATGTTGACCTCCACGCCGCCCATTGCGCCGGCGGCGGTCTCGCCGCGGGGGATGACAATGACCTTCTCGCCAGTGCTGGCCCGGAAGGGGAACGTGTCGCGCGGAAAGCCGGGCGGCACGGTGAAATTGGCGCCGTGCTGGTAGCCCGGCCCGGCCCCCGGTCCCGTGGGCTGGGCGCTGCCGATGCTGTTGACCGCGCTGGCGGCCGCCTCGGCCTCCGTCTTCACGTCCTCCAATGCATCGCGCAGGTCGGCCAGCACGTCGAATAACTTGTCGTCGATCCTGTCCGCCGCCCCAGAGAAGCCATTAGTCATAGCGTCCGCCGCCATGCTGGCATTGGACGCTACAGATAGCAGCAGGTTGGCCATGTGGCTCAACAGCGAGTTGATGCGTTCTAGCACCGGCTGGATGCGGGTGAAATCGGAGACCCACAGCGCCGCCGTCTCCTGGACGATGACCAGCAGTTGGGGCAGCGTCTTCGACCGGATTTTGTTCAGCGCCGCATCGACCGCCTGCACCAGCACCCGCACCTTGGTGAACACGGCCAGAGCCTGGGTGGCAAAAGCCTGCAATGCAGCGGCGACTACTGTCTGGAGCGCCTGCCCGATGCCACGCAGGCCGATCTCGAAAGGAGTCGGGCTGCCGGGCTCCAGCCACTCGGGCAGGTCTACGTTGCGGATGTTCTCGGCCAGGCGATTGAAGAACTCCGTCACCTGGGCCAGCGTGTCGCGGATGCCCGAGAAGCCGCTTTGCACTTTGGGCAGCCACTCGTCAGCCAACCGGGCGATGACCGGCCCCAGTGTTTCGGCAATCACCGACCATAGCGCCTCCAGGATGGGAATCACGTTGGTCTGGATGAAGGACCACACGTCAGTCAGGGCGGGCAATAGGATGTTGGCCCACAACCCGGCCAGGACGCGCACCGCCAGGCCCAGCACGGCGTCAATCACGTTGGCGACCGCGCGCAGCACCGGCAGAATATTGCCCTGGAAAAACGACCATGCCTGCCGCAGACTGGGCAAAAGGACGTTGGTCCAGTAGTTGCTTAGAGTCTGCACCGCGGCCGGCACGTTCTCAGACAGCCAGGCCCACACGTCGCCCAGGGCGGGGATAACACTGGTGACGATGAAGTCCCACACCGTATTGAGCGCCGGTAGAAGCGTGTTTTGCCAGAAGGTGCTTAGTGTTTGTAGGGCAATGGGGATGTTGACTTGCAGCCATTGCCATAATTGCTCCAACGCCGGGCGGGCGGTCCCCTCCCAAAAGTTGGTCAAAATGTCGCGAATGCCGCCCCAGTTCTCAGCCCAGGCCGCGCCCAGCAGCCCGGCGGCGGCGATAATCAGGCCGATGGGGGATACCAGCGCCGCCAGCACCCCGCCGATAGCGGCAATGGCGGCCACAATCGCCGCCCCGCCCAACACGGCCCCGATACCGATTAGAGCGCCTTTGACCGCATCGGCATGTTGCATCAGGAATTGAAACGCCTGGATGACGAGGGGAAACACGTTGGCTTGCAGCCACTGGAAGGCCATAATAACGTAGTTGCGGACGACCGTGCCCAGGTCCACCATGCGCTGCACCAGGTCGTTGATGCGGGCGATCACGTCCGGGGGAATGCCAAACAATTCGCCGAGCTGGCTGATACCGCCGCCCAACGCGCCGCCCAGGTCGGCCCCGCTGAAGATGCCTTTGAGCGTGTCGCCAAAAATCTTGATAGCGTCGGGCAGCTTCTTGCCGAATTCGTCAATTATAGGCCGGATGCGCTTGATGAGATCCCCGAAAAAGGCCAGGATGGGCTCACCGGCGGTGATTAGCAAGCGGCGTAGGCTATTCTTGAGCAATTGCACCTGGCTCTCGAACGTGGCGTAACGCCGCTCGGCCTCTTCGCTCAGGGCGGTGTTCTCCTCCCAGCCGTCGGAGGCATAGCCAATGGCTTCGGTCAGCAGGTCGCCCGCGTTGGCCAGCGAGAGGAAAGCCCGTGCCGACCGCGCCCCGCCCAGGCCCAGCTCGTCCAGGACGTTGGCCGCGTTGTCGCCCTCCTTGCCCAGGCCCTCGACGAACAGTTGGAACACGCCGGCGGCGTCCTCCTTCCACTGTTTCCTGAACTCATCCGCCGTCAACCCGCTGACACGGGCGAACGTTTGCAGCGCCTCGGGCGAAATGCGCTTGCCCTGCTCGTTGCGCAGCGTCTGCGTTTCGGCGGTCAACTCCTTCAGGCTGCGGATGGTCTTGAATAGTTGCGCCCGCTGCGTGTCGCCCAACTGGCGCCCGAATTCCTCTGCGCTGCCCCCGGCCGCCTGGAAAGCCTCGTACTCAGCCCACAGCGCATCGCCCGCTACGCCGGTCTGCGCTTCCAGCGTGACCAGTTTAGCATTCAGGTCGGTCATCTTTTGCACGTTGTCGTCGATGGCCGCGCTGTGATCCACAAAGCCGTCTTTGCTGGCCGCGGCGGCGTTGTTCATCTCGATAAGGGCTGCCTGGACCGCCGTCCCGCCGGCCTCAGCCTGGATACCGACCGACGATAGCGCCGCGCCGATGCCCAGCACTTGAGATTCGGTCAGCCCGGCGATGCTGCCCGCGCCGGCGATGCGCGAAGCAAAATTGACGATATCCCGCTCTGTGGTAGCCAGGTTGTTGCCCAGGTGAACGATGCTGCTGCCCAGCCGGCCGATGTCCTCTTCAGACGTGCCCATGATGTTCATGAACTGGGCCAATTCGAGCGCGGCCTCTTCGGCGTTCAGGTTGGTAGCCACGTCCAGGTCGGCAATGGTGCGTGAAAACTCAAGCAGGTTCTCTTCGGCAATGCCCAGTTGACCGCCCAGCTCGCCGATGCCGGCCAGGGTCTCGGGCGACACGGGCACAGTTTGCGCCAGGTCGAGGAAGCCTTCCTTGAGCTGCACGCCCAACTCGGTCAGGTTGCCCATCTCGTCCTCGAGGCCGCGGGTGGTCTTGAGTACGCCGGTAAAGGCGCTCTCATAAGAGGAAGCCGCCTTGAGTGCCACGCCGCCCACGCCGACCACGGCAGTCCCCAGGGCGGCGATTCCGCCGATGGCTACCTTGCCGGCGGCGGCGCCGAAACCCAGGACGCTATCGCCCAGGCCCTTGAACTGCGCGCCGATACCGCCCGCGTTCTTGCCCGTCTTCTGGATGGCCGAGTCCATGCGGCCCAGGTCGCGCGTAAACCCGGACAGGCCGTGGACCTCAGCAGAAACGCCTATCGGCGTGAAATTCGGCATCTAGCTACCTGCCCCTTTTCGGCTTCTTGATACTGGCATCTGTCCCGTGTTTCTCCACTTCCTGGTGCAGCCCGTGCCAAGCCAGCAATGCCACCTTGAACGGGTGGGCGAATATCGTCCCCTGGTCGAGTTGTTGCAACTCCTCCAGTGTGGCCCCGGCGGCGATGGCCGCTTCCCACAGGTGATAGCGCAAGCCCGCCTGGATGCCGGTGCTCACAAACTGGCGCGGGTTTTTGAGGCCAGCGTGGCGGATGGGAATCCCGTTTCTAGTTACTCCGAAACGTCTCCTCCGCGCGCGCAATCTCCTCCGATCCCAGGCCGCACAGGTGCCCCAGGTAGTGGAAATCGTCGGTAGTGAGCAGCACGTACCGGAC